TCATATGTTGTATCACCAATTACAAGTGAACTGGCGGATACTTGATTAAACGTTACATTAGATGTTGTTGCTACATCTTGTCCAATTGATATAGTTTGATCTAAACGTGTACCACCGTCAAACTCTGCACCATCATTAGATAAAGTAACACCAGTTCCAGCTGAAAATACTAATGGATTTGAAACTATTACTCCTAAATCTGCAGTAGGTGCACCTGGTGAACTTATAGCAGCAGCTAAATCTTCTGTAAACTGACCTGATATACCTACATTTCTAGTAATAGTAGCATCAGTTTCAGTTCCTACTATAACTCTTTTTGGTGTTAAAAACTTTTGTGTTGTTGATCTATGATCAAAGTTACCTTTTGGTAATAAATAACCTCTCAATGTAACTGTAAAGTTAGTTCTAACTAATCTTTCTACATCACTAACCTCTGTTGCGTCTGTAAAACTATCAACTCTACTTCTAAATCTTAACTTTTCAGGATCACCCCAATATGCTCCATCTGAATATACTACTTTTTCAACTATATTATTCATTTGTTCCATATAAGAGGTCCATATTATAAAATCATAACTTAAAGTAACATAATCTGGAAGCATTACATTATAATACTCTTTCTGAGGTATTGAACCTATTTGTAATTGAAAATTATCGTAACGATTTTGTTGAGAAAACTTTTTTTCAAATGTATAAAAAAGATGTGGGTTATTTGCATCTAACTTATCTTGTGGAATAGAATCATCTCTTTCAATTGATGTTCTACGATACGCTATAACTGGAGTTATAATTTGTCTCTTTTTATCTCTCATAAAACCATCACGTTGAATTGATTTCCAACGTTCAGGAGAAGCATACATAGTAGGAACTTTTACATTTTCACCATTATCTTCTACAGACGGTTGAATTACGTTTTCAAAATAAAACATAATTGCAGAATCAAGATCCATCAAAGTTACTGATAGTTCCCCTATATCATCAGAAGTTCTTGTATACAAATATCCTCTATTAAGAACTCTCTGTTTTCTTGGTAATGGTTTAGACATAATATTCTCGTTTAATCTAAGTCTATTACAGTTGATTCATAAAAACTTACTTTTTTAGGTGTAATAAATTTATTCATAGTTGGTTTATTATCTAATCCTTTTTCTGATAATAAATATCCGTTTATAGTTACATTAAAATTTGTTCTAATTAATCTTTCTGTTTCACCTATTTCTGTAGCGTCTTCAAAACTGTCTATTGTACTTCTAAATCTCATTTTTTCAGGATCACCCCAATATGCTCCATCTGAATAGTTTATACGTTCTACTATTCTATTCATTTGTTCTATAAATGATGTCCATATTATAAAATTATATGATAACATAATATAATCTGGAAACGTTACATTATAATATTCTCTTTGTGAAACTGTACCTATTTGTGTAGTTAAGTTATCATATCTGTTTACTCTTGAATATTTCTTTTCAAACGGATAAAATAAGTGTGGATTGTTTGCATCTAACTTATCTTGTGGAATGGTTTCGTTTATACTAATTGTATCTCTTTTAAATACAATAACGGGTGTTACTATCTGTCTTTTTTTATCTCTTAAAAAACCATCTCTTAATATAGATTTCCATCTTTCTACTGAACCGTATAATACTGGCACTTTTATATGTTCACCATTTTCTTCTACTGATGGTTTAACAACATTTTCTAAATAATAAATTATTGCAGAATCAATATCCTTTAAAGTAACTGAAACATTTTTTGTTTTATCTTTATCTTTTTTTGAATATTGATACCCACGATTTTCTATTCTTTGTTTTCGTGGTAACGGTTTTTTAGACATTATATACTTCTCACTCTTTCAATATTCAGACTTGATATTCTTACCAAGAATGCGTTACAAACAACTGAATGATTAAAATCTGTCTGACCACCTACTAATTGATTTTCATTAATTGATGAAATTTCCCAATATCCACTATTCCAATCTACAACATCACCTATTTCTACAACATAACTTATATCTTTTAATGATTGTCTTACAAATGAAAAAAGTGCTGTTTGTTGTAAATCAGGACCAAATTCATCTGTAGTAGTAGTTTGATCATCTGCTGAAATTAAAGAAGTAACTTGCACACCCGGTTTATATATTTTACCTTCGGCAGTTTCACCGTACATATTTACTTCAGTATCATATACAGAAACTTTATAAATTACAACTTTTTGACTTACAACACCGTCTTTTCCAGTATATAAGTCACCGACAAGTTCTTTATTTAACTTATCAAAAGTATCTATATCTTTTTGTGCAAAAAATCTTGAAGTTTGAGCCATAATACTATCCTATATAAATCGGATATGGCACTTTTTGTAATTTCTCCTGTAAGAATTCAGCTTCATCTTTATCAGCCTCAAGTAAAGCTCGTCTACTTGTTCCTTCTAACATCTCTCTAAGTTGAGTAATCAATGTTTCCTTTTCAGTCGCCGCTTCAGCTCTCAAAGTATCACCATCAAGAGATGTTTCTGCATTAGGTATGGGTATTGTACCATATTTACTTCTTATAATTCCAAGTAATTCTTTACATAACGCTAAAGCATATTTTCTAATCCATTGTTTTCCTACATCATTAATAAATTTATACTTCATATTATCATAAGGAACGTTAGAATAATCAGATACTACATCTGCTGAACCACTATATTGAGTTATTAATGGATTATCTCTTTCTGATACTTTAACATAATGAAAATGTAAAGTGAAATTTTGTGATGGGTCTGGAAATAATCTTAGTTTATTATTTTGTAATGAAAATGAATATGCTGACTTTCTAATAGAATCATTTAATTCTATAGCTTGAACTCTTAATAAATCTTCAAATAGTGGCATCAATGTAAAAGATACAGCCGGTGAGTAATTACCAAAACCAAATCCTTCAACCATATTTAAAGTTCCATATCCAGTTGTTGCATATGGGTCAAAGAATCTCTGCATCGCCGGTTTTCCTTCATAAAATATACGTTTTACTTCTATAGCTTCACTTGCACTAACGTCTGTAAACAACTTATCTATATCATATACTTGACTACCACTTTGTATTGATAATGAACCTGTATGATATGGTACATCACCACCTACTCCAGCTTCAGTTCCGTATTGTTTAGATAATGCTACACTTCTACCTAATGTTGGAGTAACTCTTTTATGTGTAACATTTGAACCAGTAGCTTGACCGGTAAGATGTAATAAATTATCTTTTATATTAAATTGATTAACTTGTGCTGAATATTCTGTAATTGCCTCTTCATAACACGTATAAAACGAACCAGATTGTAATTCTACAGACATTATTGGGTAACCTAATCTACGAGCTGCCCAATCAGCAAACTTATCTACTGAATTATTACTCTGACCAGCAAATTCTGAATCTGAATCATAAAATCCATATGGAGTTTGGCCTGATGAAAATGAACTACTTCCTTGCCAAATAACTTCTGCCATTATTTTCTCCTAAACTATAATTTTACGCTGAAGCAACATATACTTCAACATTTACTGAATTACTACCTGGTTGAACTACTAAACTATCTAAATCTACAAGGTCTGTAACTAAATTGGCGTTAGTATCAGATAAACTTATACCATCGTGTGGAGAACCCATAACAAAACTTTTACCGGCTTCTACTAAAACACTAGCTGAAGTATCTGCACCTGAATCATCTTCACCAACTTCCACTTGTAAACTTAAAGTTAAACTATTAGAACTATCTAAATTAGTTAATCTAACGTATTTTACATCTTGAACATCTAATGCTGAATCAAAAGTAGCTGTTCCACTTGCATTACCAACTGAACTTCTAAATCTTGCTATAGTAGTTTCATTATTAGCGGGACAAGTAACTATTCTTTTAAATACTTCATCAACATCTGAAATAGTTAAAGTATTTTTAGAACCTTGGTCATAACCGTTTAAGGTCAATTCTTCTCTTATTGTTACTTTTAAGTTTGCCATATAAAATTCTCCTAAACTATATAATTACTCAATAATAAATATAAGAAGTGATAATATTAAATAAAAAAGGGAGACCGAAATCTCCCTTTTTTTATAGTTGTACCTACGGTACGATCAGTTTATTACTGATTATTAAACATAGTTAACATCAGCAACAATTACTTCACCATAGAATTCAGGACGAACCATCTTCTTAGCGTAACGTGTCATTACACCTTTTCTTGGGGTAAAGTTCTTAGGATCGTACACAAGAGGAGTCATGATCAACGGTACATAAGGAGCATACACAGCACCTGTTTCTAAGAAATTACTTCCTCGGAAACCTATGAGAATTGTATTCTCAAACTGGTATGGATTCTTATATACTGTCCAACGGTTATTTAACATACCCGCTTTTTGAACACCCATTGCATAGCTACCCTTCATTGAATCGCCATCAGAATTAGCAGCGTATCCAGGTATAGATTCAATTATCGTTGCACATTCAGGACTTACTACGACAAAGTTTGCACCACCCCGTAGAGTTTTCTGATGTATTGCATTCGATACTGATTGTATCTTATTACCTAGAGTCTGGAACCAATCACCTTTAGTGTATGCATTAGAAGCACCACTTGATTCTACAAACGCAGAAGATCCAGATACGTATTCATATCCAGGTCTTGCTGACCAACGTTCTGTTTTAGCATTAGAGTTTAAACGAAGCATATCAAGGATTTCAAGATCGATTTCCATTGATACATACTCACTTAAAAGTGAAGTAAGTTCTGCTTCAGCATCAACACTATGATAAGCGTTTAAATCTTGAGCTAACTCAGGAGTCCAAACAGCTTTCAATTTACGTGTTTTAGCAACAATTGCTACAGATCGCATTGCGATATCAATTTCAGGTATACCAACATCAGTTTCAGGGTTTGAAGATATTCCACTGGAAGCTTCAAAATCACCTCTTGATGTATCACCTGGTTGTTTATGATAAAGAACTGAAGCACTTGGTGTCATACTAGCTTCATCTACGATAAAACGTACACTATGTGCACCACCGTCTGAAGGATTCACTTCTGAACCTAATGCAGCATCTACAACTTTAGTATATGCTGGGTAAGTAGCGGTAAATCCAGTTGAACCAGTAATTTCAAACGCACGTACACCCTCTTTATCAGGATTTGATAGATTGCTTAAAGCAATATCATAACGTTTAAGATTACTTAAAGAACCAGATAAACTAGGTTCAAAGTCAACCATAGCCCATGTTACTGAACCAGTGATTCCAGCAGCTCCACCAGTTCCAACTGGTGCAGAAATTGCTTCATTAATAGAGTATCCGTATTTACCTGCTCCATAAAGACCCTGTTTAGGATCACCAGAACCGGAAGTAATACCGAATACTTGCTCACCCTGATTATTACCAGGTTGGGCTGTACCGTATTTAAAGTCAAGATAGAAAATCAGACCTGAAGGAAGGTTCATAGGTTGAACAGAAACGAATTCCTGTGCTGCTAATTCACCAAAGATTTTTCTTACCAATGGTAAAGCAACACCAGACCATTCTTCAGAATTAGCTGATGTACCT